ATGGCGACCTTTCAAAAACGCAATGGTAGAGTGACAGCTACTGTTAGAATTAAGCCGCATCCGGCTAAATCAAAAACATTTGATACTTTGCGCGATGCAAAGAAGTGGGCGCAAGAAACAGAAGTAAGATTAAAGAATGAAAAGTTAGAGATTTTCGACCATATTATATTTAAAGATGCCTTAATTGAGTACCGTGATACTGTCTCTATTAATAAACGTGGCTATGAAAAAGAACGAAGAAAAATAAACTTTTTATTAAAAGCCATGTATGTAGATCAGCCGCTCATTCAAGTTAATAAAGACTTCTTAACAGAATGGCGTGAGCAAAGGCTTTTAAATGTTAAAGGTGCCACGATTAGGCGTGAGTTTATTTTGCTGTCAGCTTTTTTTACTTGGTGCATTGAGGTCAAGCGATGGCTATCAGTGAACCCTCTACGTGAAATCAAGTTCCCTTCAGAATCACCGCATCGAGAACGTGTAATTAGTGATGAAGAAATAGAAATTTTATTACCTTTCTTATCTACTGAGATGCGCTATATCTTTTTAATCGCTTTACAAACTGGAATGAGACTTTCAGAAATTTGCAATCTGAAGTGGGAAAAAATTAGATTGAGTAAAAACTATTTAATTTTAGACCTTACAAAAAATGGTCGTGCAAGGGAAGTGCCTTTAAGCTCCCAAGCGGTTGAGATCTTTAAATCCATCGGCCCAAAAAAGCAAGGGTATGTATTTAGCATAACTAGCGATGATGCAACCGATGAATTTCGTGATGCTAAGTTAGAAGCGTGTTTAGAAGGTTTTACTTTCCATGATAGCCGCCATACTGCAGCAACTAAAATTGCTTTAAAAATCCCGCTGCTTGATCTGTGTAAAATGTTTGGGTGGAGTAATCCGCGGCGTGCGATGATTTACTACAATCCCACATCTAGTGAGATTGCAGCGCGGCTTTCACAGCCGTAAGCGAATAACGGCCTTTAATATCTTTGAATCTATGCTCTTTGGCTAACTTCTTAAATGAATGGTAGGATAAGCCCGGTATACGTTCACATAATTGCGTAATGTTAAGCAGCTCATCGCCTTGGGCTGCTAAGACTTTGGATACCGCATTTTCACAAGCTTTCTCCATCAACTGCGCTAATTCATTCGCAGGCATAGAAACAAATTTAACCTCTGTCATTCCACACCATCCAATGATTCAAGAATAAGAATTAATTGCTTTTCAATCTCAGCGCCTTTCTTGAGGCCTAAGCCATCCATAAGATCCAAAACAATATCCCTTGCCCCATTAATACGACAGAACAAATCAAACTCCTGTGCTTCGAGTTTTTGGGCGCTATTTACAACCTTTCTTAGTTTCAAAGCGAGCTTATCGCGTGATTTTGGCTCGAACTCTGAATTTTCTTTATCCAGTCCACGAGATAATGAACCTAGTTGACACATAAGTTTAGATGGCTGTTTCATAGTTACGCTCCAAAAACTGAGATTAAATCAATGTTAAAAATTGCAAGCCAAGCATCTCGGTGATATGAATTTACTTCGGAGAAGCGTTGACCCTGTACAGTCGCTTTTTTAATTTCTAAATGGTGCTCACGACTATATTTAGAGAGTAGGCGACCTTCTTTATTTCCAAAGTTAGTTTTGAGTTTTGTGTTGATTGAGGCCACCGCAGCGAAAGAAATGGATTCACCTAATTTCTGCTTAAGGTCTTCATTTTCACGCTTGAATTTAGATGCGGTTGCCATAGCTGTAGCCTCTCGGCGACTACCAATTTCCGCTTTGGTTGTAATAGCATGGTCGCGTTCAGCCCGAGCTTGCTGTAATTCTTGAGTCTTGCGAAGAATCACATTATTAGCGACCTGCAATGCCTTAGCCATTATGATTTCAGGATCATCATTTTCCTGACCTGAAATATAACCACCATTTTTACGAATACTTGGCAATACATCAGAAGTAACCCATTTCTTAAATTGCTTAGCTTCGGGTTTACGGCTTGTTAGAACTAAAGAATAAAGACCAGATTCATTAACTAAATTAGTTGGTCTGTGGTTACCCTCGATAATATCGAGGGTAACTTCATCATTATCTAATCTACGTGCTGCATCACTTGGATTGCCAATCTCTAAAACACTACAAACATCAGAAAGAACAAACCAAATTTCACCATCCTCGAGAGAATTTCAAAGATGAGATTCATGAGGTTTTTGAGTTCTGGAAAGTTACGTTCAACAAAAACAATCGTACTGTTTTGGATAACAAGCGTAAGACCAAGATTCAAGCTCGACTCAAAGAGGGATACACAGTTGAAGACATTAAGTTAGCGATTACTAATTGCTCTAAGTCTGAATATCACGTTCAAGGTGGTTATACAGACATAGAGTTAATTTGTCGTGAAGCATCAAAACTAGATCGTTTTATTGAAATGTCTAATCCAGCTCAGGTTGCTACCCAGCCTCAAACTGAGGATGAGCAACCAGCACCCACTCAATACAAAGTAATTGAAGGGAGATGGTAATGGGGTTTAGTTCAAATATTCATGATGTGAACATGGAGCAATGTATTCTTGCGGCTCTAATGACTACAGCTTTGTCACTAGAGACAATTGGTCAAGAATTGGATGCAGAGTGTTTTTACTCAGATCGTCATCAACAAATATACAAGGCAATCGTAGAGCTATCAGAAAGCAATTGTCCGTATGACGTGGTAATGGTGAGTAACTACCTAAAAGGCAAAAACGTTTTGCATTTGATGGGTGGGGAAGAATACTTAATTCAACTTATGCAAGATGCGCCGAGTAGTTTTTACAACGCTGAAAGTTATGTCACTCAGTTAAATAAACTCAAAACACATCGAAGAATTGAGCAGATTGGTTTACGTATTGCTGCAATGGCGAAAGATACAACTTTGCCTGATGTATTTGTTGAGGCTGAAAATCTTCTTGGGCAAGTAGATAAAACGGATGATGCAGATATGGGAGCAAGTTTTGGAAGTGCTCTCGATAGCGCCTTAGAGCAAATGATTGACAAGTTTGAAAAGCAGAGCAGAGACGAAACAACGGGTGTTAAGTTCAACCTTAAAACACTAGATGAGATGTTAGGAACCGTACAAAACGGTCATTTTTGTGTAGTTGGTGGTCGTCCCGGTTCTGGGAAGTCAACTTTAGCCCAAATGATGGCAATTGATACGGCAATGCTTAAAAAAGAGGGTGTTCTTTTCATATCAGCAGAAATGGACAAAGAAACACTTTCTAATCGCATGTTTAGCTCACTTAGTTCCATTCCATACAACAACCTACACAATGCAACACTTTACGATGGGCTGCTAAAGGAATATGCAAATTACAAACAAGTTTATAGCGATCTGCCTATCTGGATAGAGCCAAAGCAAAAACCAAGCATTAGTGAAGTAAGAGCATATGCAAGGAGAGCTAAGCGCCGTTTTGCCAAAGCTGGCACCAAACTTGGCTGCATCATTGTTGATTATCTTCAGCTTGTAAGAGATCCAAGCAAAAAAGACCGCTTTCAAGAAGTTGGCTCTATTAGTCGTGAACTTAAATCTATGGCTAAGGAGTTTGAATGCCCGGTTGTAGCGCTCGTTCAATTAAATCGTGAATCAGAAAAAGGTAAGAAACCGAAAGCTTCTGACATTAAGGAATCAGGGCAGATCGAGCAAGATGCGGATCAAATTATTCTCGTTAATCCGCTCACTGATGATAAGACACTACAACCTCTTGGGGTCACTGAACTGATTATTGCCAAAAATCGACATGGCAAAAGAGGGAGTGTGCGCGTTCAGGAGTTTCTAGATGTTTGTAAATTTAAGGCAATTGAGGTGACTGCAGAATGAAAACGTTCCTAATCATTATGACCGTTGTTTGTATTTCAACTTTTATGGGTTTAGTTGTGGCTGCAATAGCTGCAAAGCTGCACCAGTATTCAGGAAGTCTAGCTAAATTTCGCTTTTCACTAGCCTTCATGGATATCACTTTTTTCTTTTTATGTGTTTTGACCCTAATCGTATTGGGTGGAGGTAAATATCTGGCGTTTTCTCACGGAATTTTATTTTTGTTGGCGTTGTATCTAATTTTTTATCGGTTTGAAAAGTGGGAGCGTAAAGCGTGATAAAAGAAAATGTAAAGTTGCATATCATGCAAGGTGTAGACTGGTCTAAATATGATTTGCCTGAATGGTTGCGCCAATTTGGTTATTGGCAAGGGGCAGTGATTCGCTTTGGTGGATCTACTGAAAATCCATTAGTAGGAGCGATTAAAAAAGCAAAACTTAGACTTAAGAAAGGGGATAGGGAAAAGATCGTTGCTTATTATCTCTGTGATGAAAATTTTATCGAGAAGCCATCTAAAAAACCTAATGTCTGTCTAATTACAGACGATGAAGCTAGGGCCGTTCAGCGCTTGATCATTGATATTTTAGACGGCTGCACTTCTGAGGCTATGCTTGATTGGATGGACGCAATTATAGAGCGTTATTTCAATCAAAAATCGTGGACTCAGTTAGTAACTCCAGAGCGAACGGCCATGGATGCAAAATACGATGTTCGTTGTGGCTTAGCAGCTCTGCACAATCGCTACCAGTTTATTAGATATAAAAATGGCTCAGTCTGATCTAACTATTGATATTTATTGGTAATTCAGATAATTGTATGAAGATTAAACAACGGTGAGCAAGAATGATAGAAAATCCGCAACATTTTAATTTAATAACAAATTTTGAAGAAATCACATCTAGACCTAATTTTGTTGAAAAGGTGACGATTGCTAGGGGTGAGGATGTTCAAAACATTATCTCTGATTTAGTTGGGTTTTATGTATTAAGGGATTTTGTTAGTTGTGGAATTTCTAGTTGCGGTAGAAAGCACCAAAAGGGTTATATCGCAGCACTGCATGATGGAAATGAAATTATCATTGGCCATAAGTGCGGGAAAAAACACTTTGGTGTGACCTTTGATGAAAAAGCTAAACAGTTCAAGCATCTTAGAGACAATGCGAATCAATATCTGCAAATTAAGGCAATGTTTGAAAAGCTGCCACAGTTAAAGGAAAGTCTAGAAAGAATTTTGAACCAGTCGGGCAAAATGACATTTTTGCAAATAAAGATGGCAGTAAAGAGCTTTAAAGAAGATGCATTGGATTGCTGGATACGAATGAGAATTAGGCAAGAGGTAACAAGCAACGGATCTATTTTTATTGATTACTTCAAAACAAAAGAAGAAATCAATGCTGAAATCCTAAGTGGTAGAAAGAACATCTCAGACATCAAGCGGGTTTTGGTCGCAAATATTGCTGAATATGATGTTATCGCCAATTGGCATAATGCTGAAAGGTTAAAGGACTACTTTGATCGTCTGTACAGGGAAATCAAGAACCCCAACCAAATGGACGGGGTGGCAATTAAGGCATTATCCAAAAAGCTTAGACAGCATGACCAAAATTTGAGGGAGTTGGAGGACTATATAAAAAGAGGTAATCGCTTATTTACCCCTGAAAACCTAGTTCAATTCTCCGTGTTATTTACAAAACCACATGATCAAAAAATTATTGAGAAATATGCAAATAATTTTGCTTGAGCACTTGACCCTGATCAGGGCTAGTGGTATTTTTATGTTAAAGTTGTGCGAAGTGTAAATAAGGTGCAACTAAATTAGTAAGTAACCCTTGCACCATACGCAAGAAGGCGAAACTAGATCAAAGCCTGTCATTAAGTTGATGGGCTTTTTGCGTTTCTGGAAAGATAAAAATCTTATCTCGCGAGAGGTGCCATGTTGGGGCGCCTCTCAATTTTGCCGAACGGATTACGGCATATATGGCCCCGCTGAATACTAGTTATTGGCGGGGCTTTTATTTTTTCGAGGGATATATGAAAGCTAAAAAACTTTTAGAGAAGCTTGGTGCTAAGGGAATAAAAAAGATTCTTGAGAGTGCACACCAAGAAGCTGTTTATTTTGTGGATGAATGGAATGAGCATTTTAAGGTACATGGGTTTTACACAGATAAGTGTATTGTCGGTGTTCACAATCCGCATTCACACTACAAATTGTCAGAATTAAAACAGGCATTGGGTGGCGAACATGGATACAAGCGAAGCTAAGAGAAATCTTAACAAATATTCGGATGAATTAAGCCGCTACCAGAACTTGTCTCGCACTGGGTTAAGCCGCGAAGAAATGCTTGTTATAGACCGCATCATAATGCGATTGAAAAACAAGATTAATAATTTACGGTCTATGTTGAATGCGTGACTCCAAACGATTAGCCGAAGTACGCAAGCTGCCATGCATGAGATGTGGTGCACCAGCACCAAGCCAAGCCGCGCATTCTAATTCTAGTAAAGACGGTAAGGGCAGATCCATTAAGGCTTGCGACTCTAAAACTGTTTCTTTGTGTTTCTCCTGTCATCATTTGTTTGATACCTACCAACTAGGCAACAGGCAGGAAAGCGAAGACTTATTTAATAAGTGGCTTAAGCGAACCAACGCAATGCTTGAGTCAGATAAAGAATTATTTTGAATTATAAATAACCCAAACAAACCCATTAAAAGCGGTGGGTTAAGGTATAGGTGGGAATATGGAACCAGCAACATTCCCAATCAATAGTTATTCAGGAATTGTTCAGGTAATTAACTATCTGAACAATAACCACTCCAAAGCAGCCGCAGAAGGTAAACCTTTAGTCGTTAGAATCAACCAGAAGGAAGACGACAGGAGCGCCGCACAAAATCGGCTTTACTGGGCTTGGCTTGAACAGATCAGGCAAAAGACCGGTAATTCAAAGGATGACCTTCATTTACTTTTTAAGAAAAAGTTTCTTGCCCGGATCTATGTTGAGGGTCGGCAAGAGACTGCAGAAAAGTACATGGCTTTGCAGAACTTTAAAGATGTTATTCAAGCATTCGATGGACCTAAGCGCCGTCAACTTGAAAAGGATTACCAAGTTTTGGTCAATACCTTCATTAAAGACCACCTGCAAAGCAAGAAGGCCACCATTAAAGAATTCACCAAATATCTGGATAAGATCAACATCTATGCACATAGAGACTTGGGCGTGATGTTGATTATCCCGGATGAACTTAAGTGGTGTTATCAAAATGAGCAATGATTCAAATTTGCATGATGTGGTGCTTAAGCTGATAGAGCAAAACAATAAGCTGATTGAACAGAATAGCTTGATCGTCCAAATCAATGCAGAACAATCTGCTCAGTTATCCGAAGTTCTATTAATGCTTGAAGATAGTGAACCAGCACAACGGTCAGGATCACTAGATGGGTGATGTTATGAGCACAAGTGAATGTATTAGCTTTCAAGAGGCAGTAGAGATTGGGCTTCAGAAAGCAGCGGATAGTGAAAGAATAAAGGCTGAGGTTCAAAGCATTTTACAAGAGTTGAATTCAGTAGCTGCAAAAGCAACTAACAGAAATTTCATTTTATTTGATTTGTCTGAACCGGAAGTTAAACAACTGTCACCTCTTAAATTTGACTTCAATAACTATAGCTTTCCTATCGCCGTAAGGTGTGGAGCATTAGAAGTTGAATGCAATAGCATTTGTGAACTTGTTGAGTCAATAAAGCAATTTCTAAGATCAGCCTATTTTGGTGACTTTATAAGGATGAATATCAATGCCTAGAATTGTATCGGTTATACCGCCTAAAGATGACTCCAACATTACTAAAGCACAGGGTACAAAAATATTGCTTGATAATGGCGAGTACCTACGATGTGTCCACAAAATCACTTTAGTAGCAGAAGTTGATTCGCCGTGGAAAGCAATCATTGAAGTGTACCCATCTAATCAAGAGCAAATTAATGCATTGCTTGCAGATGTTGAGGTTATTAAACGTGACCAAGAATACAACCGCTTGGATGAGATTGAAAAGGAAATCCAGCAACTACAAGACGAGAAGGTGCTCATTGAACGCAAACACCGTCCAGAAGTAACAGGGCTTTCAATAGCTGGTGTAGCGAATGTACCAATGGAAGGGACTTTCTTGGTTGATAAAGGTGAGAGAGTTTTAAAGCCGCCTAAGAACGATGCTTTAACGGAGTTCCTTAAAAACAACCCTTCTCATTCAACAATCATTCCACCAGTAACAGGGCTGGTGAAAGATGAACAGGGTATTGTTCGCACCGTTCCAGATTCCAAAGGTGAGCAAGATGATTCAGAAGAGCATTATTAATAATCGCTTGGGGTTTTATGGATTAGATGGTCTTGAACAGCCGCATTTAATTATTGAGCCAGAAACTCCAGAAGTCCAGCGTAAACAATTGGAACTCCGTTTAGTTAGATTGATCCAAGAATATCAACGCAAGGGTTTAGATATCGATTGGATATCAATTGACTTACTTAATGGTGTAGATGCGCGAGTAAACTTAAATGAAACTCCAAACATTCAAGAACAAGTTACAGACGCTACAGGCACCCGCACAAACCCAGAAGAACTCTAAACAAAACAATTGGGGTTCTGGTCGTGGTGGTCGTCCGTGGCGCCGTCTTAAAGCAAAGATCCATTTACGTGATGAGTGGACCTGTCAATGTTGTGGTGTAGTCACTATGGAGCTTGAGTTAGATCACATCGTTAATATTGCACAAGGTGGCAATGATGATGAATCAAATCTACAGAGCTTGTGTGTGCTTTGTCATAGAGAGAAGACATTGAAGGAGAGTAGGCTATGACTTCAAGAGATATGTGCTTACGTATTGGAGCGACTGCGATAGTCTTTGCTGTACTAATGTTCCAGACTTTATTGGTTAAGTTGGCATTTGAGTCTAACCCTGAGTCTGCAAAGATTGTTGCTGTAGGTTTTATGGCAGCAAACATATCGGCAATTTGCACTTGGATTTTATTTCCAGAAAGCTAGGTGGGGGGAGTCAAAAGTTCAGAGAGCTAAGTGCTCGGACACCGCCCCCCATCTCATTTATAAAAAAATTTCCCTCTCAGAAAAAGTTAAAGCAAAAAGTTAAAATCAAGTTAAAGGTAGAGCAATGGCATTAACAGAGAAAATGGAAAAATTTGCTCTTGCCATTGTTGACGGCAAGACAAATAAAGAAGCAGCAATTTCAGCAGGTTATGCAGAAAAAACCGCATCCGCCGCAGGTGCTAGATTAGCAAAAGATCCTGAGATTATTGTGTATATCGAAATGTTAAAGGCCAAAAAAGAAGGGCGCTCTTTAACATCCGATCGACCTAATGTTAAACCTGAAAACAAACCAGAAAATAGCGGTGAAGATGAAAACCCTATTGAGGAATTTCAGTTTGAAGGCGATGACCCTTTAGATTTTTTAATTAAGGTCATGAACTTCAATGGCAACAAGCTGCCTTTAAGAATGCAGGCAGCAATTGCAGCACTACCTTATAAGCATGGCAAGGTTGCAGAAAAA